CGTCTACAGCAGTAAAATTATACGTTGCAGCATTGGAGATATCTGTGTTGCTGATAAACGTCATCGCACTAGAAGGAGTATTCCACGTCCCATCACCTCTAAGGAAATTACCAGAGCCTGGTGTTCCTGTAGCATTAAGCATTCCTACAGCTACTTTTGTTTGTGACATCTATTTAATCTCCTTACAACTTCGCACGTTCAACGGCGATTAATTTTTCCTGATCATCCAGCCATGTCTTTCCATCAGCCGTTAAAATGCTATCACGCACTCGCCTTGGTGTAACAGCGGCTTCTAAATCTATTATTTTATCTAAGACGGTTGGAACTGGCGCAACGTACTTAACTACTTCACCATCCACATAGGTGTCTTGCTCAGTTGTATCATCAGCAACATCAACCCATTCCAAATCTTTGTGAACAGGAAAAGGTGTTCCAAATTCACAAATTCGAGTGCCTTGAATTAAAGCTTTTTTCATTATTTATATTCCTCCACAACTACGATGCCGCCGCTTCCTGCACCACCAGTAGAATTGAAGCCACCACAGCCACCACCACCGTAACCTGTTCCTGCTGCTTGCTCAGAATTGTTGAGAGAAAGTGCGCCCCCAGTTCCTAGAAAACTGTGACCTCCGTGGCCCCAGTTTTCGCTAGAATCTTGGCTATTCGGGCCTCCTCCTCTTCCACCAGCAAGGTTAATATCACCCCCAGATCCAGCGCCCCCAGCTACTCCAAGGTCAGTAACGCCCCCCACTACACCTAAACCACCGCCAGTTGCAGAGCAAAGAGATCCGAAAGACGATGTGCCTCCGGCATTGCCCGCGGACCCGACACTGCCCCCAGCGCCCCCAGCGCCAACGGTCACTGTCTCGCTCGAAGTCCCAGTTACATCAATAACTTCAATTGCAGTACCTCCACCGCCTCCACCGCCAGCATTTTTATTGGCTCCAGATGCATTTCCACCAGCACCGCCGCCTCCACCTACAACTATGACTTTTACGAGGGTTATTCCTGATGGTTTCGTCCATGTACCCGAAGAGGTAAAAACTTGTTGACTTGCAAGACCGCTGCTAGCCAAAGCAACATCAACAGGAACTCCCCCGCTATCATACGCAATGTTTTGGCTCGCCGTACCATGCGCCAACTTCGCCAAAGAAATTGCATTGTCTGCAATATCAGCAGTCTGAACAGTTGTAAGGGATGTTCTGCCCGATAAGAACCCGCTCATGCTACGTCTGCTTTAAATAAGAAATGGTGGCTTCGAGTGAGCTGGCGTTTTCTGCATCCATCTTGATATAGTCACCAGTTTCCAAAACCAGCTTGCCCTGAATGGGATTGAGCGAGTCATTGATCGGGATATTAATCGCCTTGGCGATAATGGCGTTTGTACTGCCCCCGCTTTGATAGACGGTCACGGTTACATGGCACGCTGTTGATGCGTGCATATTCGCTATCTGACATCCAATTATTACAAGTGTTTCCCCGCTTCCCGCCGTCAGAACAGTCGGGTCACTCGTGGTCACATCGGCATTTACCATATGAAAAGTGTCGGCCATATTACCCTCCTAACGCTATCACGATGCCGACACCGACAGTATCTACGGAAATCATACTGCTGCCAGAGGCTGTCGTGTCTGCCGCAAGCATCTTCACCCCGAATGCCCCGGCGGAACGGTTGGTTGCGGAAGCCGTACTTTCAACTTCAATAAATCCGGTTGCACCTGCCTGGGGGATAAAGACAGAAGAATCTATCCAGTCGGCGAATTGCGCCTGGGTAGGGATGTCCCCTGTTCCAAAATTTGCGGCGACCGAAGCCTTGGTCCTGATGCCCATCGTATTCTCCTTAGTAAGAGCGGGATTTACCCTTCTTACCCTTGCCTTTTTTGCCTTGAACTCCAGCGTATTTGGTTCCGGACGAGCTATACATGGCACCAATCATATTGGCACTTCCGCCTTTTCCGCCCATTGCACCCATTAAACTGGTGCTGGAATTATGTTTGCTCTTCTTGGTCTTGCGTACTCCTGAATCGTACATCACTTGATCTCCTCGTATCTACGTTGTAAATCGGATATGCTTCCTGGTTTGCGTTTATAAGTTCTCTCATTCTCCTCCGCACTACCTCTGATGCTTTGCTGGAGAAGATTAAGCAAAACAACCTTTTTCAAATACTCTGGTGCATCCGGCGTCATAATACGGGTCAGTTTTTTAAGATTCCCCGGATTCATTAAATATTTGCCCCCTGCTCTTGCGGCCAGAGTAATAATAGCCGCTGCTGTCACGGATATCCCGCCCCCTGCCGCAGCAGTCGCTCCAATCAAAATTCCACCCAGAAGCCCCCGCGCACCAGCTAAAGTTACGCGCCTCATAAGAAAGGAGGAGGGATCAGGTATGGCAATGTCTGTTCCTGCCTTGGCAACTTCGAGAAACTCTTTCCACTGACTTGGAGAAACACCCGTACCTTTAAGCATCCGACTAAGGGCAGACCACCCCTCCTGAGTATTAAGTCCCAAGATTTGTTCCAGTTTCTGGGCACTGAAAAGATCTTCAGCAACAGCACCTTCCCTGGCTATTGTTCCCGCCTTTTTCATGGATTCCGAAAGGTATTTACCAACAGCCTGTTTGAAATGGTTTTTCCCTACCAGTTTTTCCAGATCATCCATGCCCTCAATGGATTTTGTGCTGAATATGTTGTTGAATATCTCATCTGATTCTTTCGTACCGAATCTCTCAGAAAGAGCCTTGAATATGTTTTTATCAACCTGTTCAAATTTCTTTCCTTTTACACCTTCATAAATCTGCTTGTGTTTATGGAAAAAATCGTTGGCTGCGTTCCACGCTGCCTTTACTTTCGCAATGTCTTCCGGTGTGTTTCCTCCGGGAACCATGTTATTCTTGGCGTCATTCAACGCACCCTTGACTTTGCCCAGAAGTTGTCTTGAGTTACCGGACATATTTCCCATATCTGCCAATTTATATAATGCGTTCAGTTCCCTTTCCAGACCTCTGGCTTGGGCAACGGAAATGTTGTCCGGCAATCTTTGAAGTTTGGAAAACCATGCCCCAAGAGCATCTTTAAGGGGAAGCCCCAGAAACTCTTCGGTTGGCTTACCAGCATCGTCGAGCATTTTCGCCATAATATCGTCCAGCCATGCTTCGGGAGTCTCGACTGGAAACTCAAGAAGTTCGTCAAGTTCGCCTTTCTTTTTCGGTTTGAGGACAATGGCTTCGTCAGCACTTTTTGAAATATGGCTAGAAACAGTGTCAGCGATCCCGTCTGTAGGCACAATATCCTGGTCAGGCAGTTTAGCCGCCGCGTCATCAAATTTTGTATAAAGAGAAGCCTTTATTCTGTTGAAAGCTGCGAACCTTTTGGCTGCTTTTAGTGTCAGTTTTGCTGAGAATTCATATAAATCCATAGTCGGGGCAAGGGTATTTAAAACATCCGCCTGGTAGTCACTTAGAGATCCGACAAAGGCTTTCTGTGCCTTGCGTAAGGGGCCACCAACAAAAGGGAATATTCCCATAATCTTTGTCACACCCTTTATTCTCTTGGCAACGTGCATCGGGCCTAACTGAAGACCCATTGCCATTGCCTTGTCTGCCATTGCTCTTGCTTCCGGCTTCATGGACCCTATGGCTCTGGCGAAACTCGTCCTGACCATACTCGCAGTCATCGGAAGGCCAGCAAAAAACATTTCCCACTGGGCTTCCTGTAGTGCTGTTCTGGTCGGGCCAAGACCCTTCAGGTGTGGAGATAGTCTCCTGCCCTTCCCTTTCCGTGTCAATGTTTCCACGGCGTCATACAAAAGACTGGCACCTCCGGCACCCAGTGTGGCACCAACAGCTATGAGCGGAGGACCTCCCGGCGTTCCCAATGTTCCGCCTACGATAGCACCTGTACCCACAAATGTGGGTCTTCCAACCCAGCCTTGGGTAGCCTTGACAACTTCATCAGGCTCCGTAGTGGTAATGGTTTCAGGGAGAGCCTCTCCTACCCTTTGTTCCTCACTTTTGGTAAGCATGTCACGACTAACGCCTTCAGAATCAATATATTCATTAATTCTTGATTCCGGGACATTCGCATTGATCAGCCTACCGACATTTTCTCTTACTTTTTCAACATCAGTCTTGGGGCCAAAAGGTATCCCCTCGTCAACGTCAGGTATGATTGCCATGTCTCCCATTATTTTAATTTTACCCCGAATTCTTTTTCCAAATTTTTCTTAACATCTTCTGCATTACTTCCAGTAGGGGCTTTTTCAGAAGCCTCGCCAATTTCAAACATGTCTTCAATCGCTTCCTGCAAAGCATCCAGATCCGCTTTAGCGGCAGTAGAGGTGGATAAAAACCCAAGATTGTCAAAAAGTTTGAGGATTCTTTTTTGCTCTGGTACGCTGGCACGGGCAGACTTTTTCATGGCCTCGATTAGTTCTTCCCTGAAGATGTTCAACTTAGATCTGGCCTCGACAACTTCAGGGTTACTTCTGATCTCCGCAGGTATCCTTTTCCATGCGTCACCAAGAAGAGGGATGCCGGAAGGGTCTGGTAGTCTGGTTAAAAACTCTTGTATGACCGGGAGTGGCCCCACCGCCTTCTCGACGGCTTCCCTGGCTTTTGCCAGCTTGCTCAACATACGAGTGCCTTTTTTCTTTTTTTCTAGTTTCTCTTTTGTTGTCTTTCTTTCTTCCTCCCTTATTTTCATTCTTTCTTTTTTGGATCTAGGCACTTTTTTCCCATTGACCATTTTAAAATCAGGATCTATATCAGTGACTTCTCCAACAGCAGGTCCCACGCCAGGTCCACCGCCAGGAACACCTCCAACATCACTTCCGACAGGAACAGGTCTGGGTCTTGGTCCGTCTGTTTCACCAGGAACTACTTGTTCAATCTCACCAGTGTCCTGATTAAAATATCTTTTGGTCATTAAAAATTTAACAGCGTCCTTCCTTTCCATCCCAAAATTCTTCACTAAGGCTGCAATTTTTTCTTCAAAAGCTGAAATTTTTGTTGGTTTTGCGTGTCGTTGTTTTAGTATTTGTTCTTCCTCAAATTTTGTCATATCGGTCCCAGGGGAACCACCTGCTTTAAGAATTATATCGGCTGTAATTTTTTCTGCTTCCCACTCCGGAGTGGTTTCATTTATTCTGTCGCTTTTCATTACAATGGGTAAATATTTTTTCGCTTCAGGTGTCGGCATCTTGTTAAGGACAGTCATCATGCCCTTCCATGCACCGCCCCTGAGTTTTGCCTCACGATCAGCTTTCTTGTACTCAAACTCCTCTTGGGCCATCTTGAAACGACCCTCTTGCATTTGCAATCCTTTCTGGCTCATCAGGGAGTTAAGAAAGGCATTCTGGTTCTGTACATCCAGAGCGCGGCGTTGCTGTGCAATCCCGGCAATGGGCTTTCCTGAAATAAGCGCAGAGGTAAGATCCCCCACCTCAAAGCGTGAGGTCTGCTTATTAAGCATTTTGCTTATTCTGTCAGATGCCTGACCTATGGATTGCATTAAATCTTTTGCCATTATAACATCCTGTAACCGCTACCACCGCCCCCACCGCCACTGAAAGTAACAGATGGTTGGGGGTATACTGATGCTACCTGACCAGGATATTGGGGGGCCTGTTCTCTTTGTCTCAAAACGTCACCAAGTATTCCTGCTCCGAAGCCCAGTCTGTTCAGGAAGTCTGACCTGCGCCCCGTTTGTGCGGCTTGGCCTAACTGTGCTACGTTAGGATCGACAGGCATTCCCGCCGCCTTGGCAAACAGGTTTCTTACAGCATTTCTTCCTTCGGGTCCCGGCGTTCCTATAAATCTCCCAAGATCATCCATTCTTTCCCTGTCAACAAGGTTTGGTCCCCCTCGCCTTACGCCGCGCCTCAACCCCGCCAGAAGCTGATTCACTCTTTGTATCTGTGCCCGTCTCATTTCGGCTTCTTCAGCCGCAACGATTTCCGGAGGAGGGGCTATCATTTTGTCAACATAGCCCTCCCTTTTAGCTATGGCGTCCCTGAGAAACCCAAGATCCGGTCCTTCCCTAGGAGGTGCGGAAAAAGACCCCCCAAACTCCACTAATTTAGGCAGGAAACCAACAACATCACCAAAACTAAGTGCCATTATCTTACACCCCACTGTGACCCATATATCGTATGACGGGAGATCGTGTCGGGTCCGTTCTGATCTTCCGTAATGTAGGTTAAACGCAACTGTTCTCCGCGCCAGCGGAGTTGATGCTTTTCATTTTGAATGTTGGACCCACCGATGGTAAATGGTATTGTATCCAGACCTATACCTCTGGAACCGCCACTGGTGGAAACGGTAATTGTTTCTCCGGAGGCCACATCGTAGGACCCCTCGGCGCGTAGAGTATAGTCTATATTTGTTCCAACGTCAAAAACAGGCTTGATGTAATTGCCCTGCTTGATCTTCGTATTACGGCTTGTCTTGGAGGAAATGCTTAACCACCCTGTCTGGTATTCGGTTGTATAGGTATCCCCGTCGTCATCAAAAACACCTTCCACATCAATCGTGTAGACCCTTCCCCCGGACCACACACCGATAAGCTCGCCGTTTTCCCTCACATAGAAGGAGTTCATGCGGGACATCTTGCCGTCGAACAGGGACCAGCTTCCCTCACCGGGGTCCAGTTTGGTGACGGCACCGCCTCTGGTTCTGTCCAGTCCCAGAAATGCCGTATAGTTAAAGATAAACAACTGCTGGCCCATTTTAACGAGAAGCCAGGATCTCTTCGGGTAATGTATTAGCTGGATGTCGTCTTCCGCCGTCTTTGTCGCAAGATCACGAAGGGTGAGCTTTATCGCCTCGGAAAGGTTCGCCCTCGCCAGAGTCGAGGAGTCATCTACCATCGAAACCGTCTGTACACCGTCAAAAGAAATGAAGGCAGAGTCGTTGCCCAGTGAAATCATCGAATCCAGGGACAGTGTGCCCTGCGGGAACAGACCTATAATATCGAAACTTGTCGAAGCGGCGGTTGTATCCGCTATCGGATCAATCCCCTGGAACATATAGACGTTCTGCTTCCCTCCAATGGCTAAAAACCTCTGGAAAGAGGTCATCGACTTGGCGATATCCCCCTGCGGCTGCTGATCACCGAAAGAAAATGTTCCCGTATCCAGTGTCCCGAATGAGGTTGTCATGTCCTCCGGGTTCCCGGAGCCGGAAATTCTTATCTTGTTCTGGTTTCTTGCATCCAGATAATAGGTTCGCCCGTAATGCACATGAATATCTTTTGCAATCGGCATTGCGGATTTAAGAAATATCAGGGAATCGTTGGATGTCTGGGAAGCAACAGAAGTAACCGTTACCGCCGTAGCTATGGCGGAAACCTGCGCGAGGGCTGATCTTGTCGTATTCCTCACATAGTCACCGACTTTGATATCCGTATTGGCGAAATTAACCCCTGATACGGCTATTGTCGTCGCGTTTGTCCCGGTAGTTGCGACACCAGTGTTGTCATCTTCCCCGTCTGTCGGAATAATATTGAGGGAAACATTATCTATGATTTCGTATCTGTCCCCGGCTTTCTGATTGTCTGCCTGGAACCCCAGACCCGTAGCCGCCGATCCTATTACCGTGTGGGTTACGTTTGCAGTTGTTACCCCCGTAATAACGCCGACACCCCCGCCTGTGAGGTTCCTGACGATATCGCCCGTGTTTACATCAGTGAGAACCCAGTCATCAACATCCGCATCATCCGCCCCGCCAGCGGATACGGCTCCGGCCAGTTCGCCTCTTTCGACAACGGCCTGAAGCTCTGAAAAAGAGGAGGCGTCGGTCGTAAAGACGGTCCTGTCCACACCGTTAAAGAAGATGTGCTTGTCATCCACCTGTACGGAACGTATGACAGAACTGTTGTCGAGGCCGGAATGGACCTCACTGTAAGCCGATGTGCCGTCAAATTTAAAGATAGACCCCTTGGAGGACACCATAAGGGTTACATTGCCGTCTTTATCCACCAGTTCGTGGATGCCGTGAAGGTCAGGAGTCCCCGCGATGGCATCACCTAGCTGGCGTATTCCCTGACGTTTCTCCAGTCCTCCGGCAGCGTTGATAAACCTGTTTCTCAGTTTAAGAGCATAATCGGAGGGGACTTCCGACTCATTGAAGGAAGTTGCCAGCCCGAAACGGGGAGTGGGGTATGAGGCTTCAAATTTACTCATTGTCTATCCCGTGGGGACAAACTGTACATCTCCTCCGGTGTCAACCGTCAGTCTGTTCAAAGCCTCTCTCTGCATACGAATATATTCCTGGTAGGCTACCTCGAACTGCCTGGTGGGTTCCTGCCCGTTTTCTTCCAGAAGAGCTTTCGCATACACGCCCTGGACTAACACCCTTGAAGGGAACGCCGGAGTTGCCGTACTGTCTGCCGTTGTTGTCGTGTACATACGGTTTTTCTTGAAATAGGCAATATCGAAGATCTTTCCGTCTTCGTTAGTTCCGGGAATGGGGTGAACCCTGAATTTGGGGTTTGTTCCGGAAGTGTCTACAATACAGAACTGGCGCGGCTCACCTGCACCTGAAGTCTTCTGGAGAACCCTTATCTCGGAGATATTGCGCTGCTCTAGGGGAGCCGACTGGCTCCCGAAATGAATTTCGTGAACATTCTTTACGTTGGAACTGACGGCTATTTCGTATGACTTCCCTGATGTGACGGCAGAGACATTGACTTCCCTGAACATCTGGGGCCAGTCACCGAAGTCGTTGACTTCATCTATAACGTCATTGAGAAAATCAACAAGAACTTTTGTGAGCTTCCTGTCCGTCAATGCCGTAGATTCGTTAACTCCCAGTTTACGCTCGACCTCATTAACGATTGAAATGACATTTTTTCTGATATCTGTAGAGGCCATTATTCCTTCTTCACATAAACAATGCTTAAAACTCCACTTGCACCGGATGCCACTGCACCCGATACTGCGGTTACGGCCACATAGATTTTTGTTGCTGCTCCGGAGACATCAGTCCACGCGGCAGGTGTCCCGGCAGAAGTAAATGCGGCGTTTGCAAGATGGTGCATCCCCGTGGCGATATTCGTATCCATAGAGATCGTTCCCAGTGCTGTCTCGTTGGCTGAAGTTCCGACACGAAGAACCACATCCGCTGCTGCCGTTGCAAAAGCGGTTTTAACCATAAAATACATATCAAGAACATCCGAACCGTCAGGAAGAACGGCGGCGGTTACTTTTGCAGTATTGGGGGTTACATCTTTCTGCTGAACAAGCTGGACAAACCCTCTTTCTCCTGCCGCGCCGACCTGAACCACCCCGTCTATTGTCGCATCCCCGCTTAAAGAGGCGGAAGAGGCGGAAACCCGTCCTGTAAGTGTTATATCCTTGCCTGTGAAAGGTCCAGTAAGAGACATCGATGACGCGGAAACCCGTCCTGTTAGTATTATATCTTTTCCTGTAAAGGGACCACTAAGAGATATGGAGGATGCCGAAACGCTCCCTGTGAGAACGATGTTCGTTCCTGTGAGGGGACCCGTAAGCGTAGCTGAAGAAGTATTAACAGCGGCAAAGGACCCTGTTGGGGCAGAGACTTCGGTTGTGGCTATGAATTTGGGAGCCTTGAGATCAGAGGTCATGGTCTGGGCCGTGCTATCCGCTATGGATACCATCGAATCAACCCAGTCCGAATAGTTGGAGCCGGAAGGCTTGTCTCCGTCCTCGAAGAGTGCCTTTAATACGGGGCGTGTTTGAGCCGTCATCTCTTCTTCATCTTTCTATATTTACGGGCAACTTTGACAGGAGGGCACTTTCCTCTGGCATTTAACTAACTTATTGCAAAGTCACACTGAATCTCCGCTTCCCCGATACCGGGACCGCGATACAAATGAGCAGCCGGAGATGTTAAGGTCGCATCTCTTTTAATGCCCGTATTTCCTATGTATGGCTGGACAACATTACAGGCAGTCGGGAACTTGGCCTCAGACCTTACATCAGTCAGAGGTTTGGGATCGTTCCTGGCTTTAATGAATTCCTGGGGCTGTCTGGTTTCAAAGGATTTGGTACGGCGAAAAGTGCCGTCCCATATCTTTGTCACCTGAGAACGATAAACAGTATGACCGCTCTCTTCGTCCACCATTAGAGAATCACCCACCCTGTGTGTATTACGGATGGGCATGGGTCAGGTATTCCCTGTTTGAAGAACCCGAAGTGTGGAAGTGCCTGATGTCATCACGACCCTTACTGCTGCCGCAGGATGGGCCATTTCAGCCGCCGTAGCCGCTGCAAAAGTATATTCGGTGACGGCATAAGCACTAACGTCTGCATCCAGAACATTATCAAGGGTGTATTCAACACGCCCTGCATTTGTCGTGTTTACAGCAATTTGTATACGGGATTCTCCGTCGTGAACACTAAGAGGTATCCAGGCTCCTGTGCCAGTAACAGCCTTAACAGTCCTTACGGGCATTGGACGCTCCTATTGTTTCTTGACGTAGACGATACTCAGTGTACCGCTTGCTCCGGAAGCTACCGCACCGGAAACAGCCGTTACCGCTGCATAAATCTTCGTGGACGCACCCGAAACATCAGACCATGCAGCCGGGGTGCCAGCAGACGTAAACGCTGCATTAGCCAAGTGGTGCATCCCTGTTGCAATATTGGTGTCCATCGAAATGATGCCGAGTGCCGTTTCATTCGCGGATGTTCCTACCCGCAGAATAACGTCTGAAGCAGCCGTACCAAAAGCTGTCTTCACCATGAAGTAGGCATCGAGGATGTCAGATCCTCCAGGAATAATAGCCGCAGTAACTTTAGCCGTATTCGGAGTAATGTCTTTCTGCTGGACTAACTGAACAAAACCCTGTTCGCCAGAACTGCCGGATTTAATTACACCGTTTGCGTCAATAGACGCCGCTGTTGTTTCTGAAAATGCCTTTTTGACCTTTAAGGGTCCGGTAAAACGTGTCATATTTCCATCCTTGGGGGTCTTGGTTTTTATTTCTTCTTCGGATTCAACCTACGTCCCCTCATTAAGTGGTGGGGCGGGTTTCCCCGCCCCCCGTTAGACTTTTTACGCTGCGCCACCAGTTCCGAAGACGCCTCGTGGATCGGTCCAGCCGCTTGAGAACCGTTTCGTGGTCGCAAACTTCAAGTTCTGAGTATCGAACTCGTTGTCGCGCACGATTTCAGCATCTCTGCGGTCGTACCAGACAAGTCCGTGTGGAACATCGGTAACGATGAACCAGGCGTCGTTATCCGTAAGATACGGGGAAACAACCAGATCCTGGAACAATCCCTTAGTCGTGTTCCTGTCGTTGTCAGCCGAACCAACCACATAATCAGTCTCAATAAGTTTGAGGGCTGTGTGGTTAAGCGCAGTTGGAACTACCAGACACTTAGGCATGACACGGATTTTCAGGGACTGATCGTCCACGAAGTCCATGAGATCCTGAGTGGCAGTTTCCAAAGAGGTCTGAGACAAATCAGAAGCCGTAGAAAGCTGGTTTCTGTATGTGCCGCCGCCTACCAGAAGGTGGGAAGCATTACATAAGCTCAAGCCGTCTGCACCCGTATAGCTCGTATTGAACGCACGGTTTAAGTGGTTAAAAGAAATGGTTTCCTCTGTTTGCCGCATTGACATGGCAAGCATTTGAGGAATTTCCGTGATATAATTGTACTGGTCGTCCTCGTACATTTCACGAGTTACAATACTACCTAATGCGTAAGTAATATTGCTATACTCTTTTTGGAATCCTTGGAAAGGATCTTCGTAATTGATCGAATCACCTTCGTTCTTGACTCCAGCTAGCCCCAGACCAGTTACGCCCTGCTCTTTCTCGAATCGCATGGACGATTTCTTCATCTGGAAGACTTTGCTGTACAGAGGTTCGTACTCGTTGTACGCAGTACCCCAACGGTCGTGAATACCTGGCCATAGGAGTTCTGCGAAGTTACCTGTTGCTACAGTCATCGTAATCTCCTATACACCTACTTTAACAGTGGCTACACCAGCTATAATCACTTTGCGCCGGAAAGCGTGGTCAGAAATTATGACCTCGATATCCTGGTTGTTCGCAAAGGCATTATCGCCAATACCGCCAGTTGCTTCTTCGTTGGGACCTACACCAATAATCATAAACTGATGCGCTGTCGTGTTGGTCGTTGTTGCATCAGCCAGCTTGACAAGGAACCCGGACACTCCTGCGGCTGAGTTCGCTCCCGCCGCACTCACTCTGGTAAACTGACCGATCATGGACTGCGCGGCAGTCGCATCGGTAGAAGCCAGAAAAGTTTGGTCAGGGCTACAAGCGACATCAACAAAACCAGCAGTAGAAGCATCGAGGAACTGACCGCCCGAAGGCAGAGAGTGCGTCAATGGGCGAGCATTGGAGTCGTAGATTGCCGTAGCAACCCCCAGAACCCCAGGTTCGCCAGCAGATGGCGTAGATGTGGCAATAACGCGAACATGGCCGTTAAAAAATGTTACCGGATCACCCTTGAAAATTGCAGCAGGATTATTGGCACTAACTGAAAATCTGCGGGTAACACCTGTCGGATTCCCGTCAAGGGACCGCATCGGTATCAAACCGCGTGGGTTGTCAGATGCCATTGAAATATTCCTTCCTATTCAATGATGAGTTTTCCGTCGATCTCGCCACCCATGTCTTTGGCCCTCTGCTTGGTGCTTCGGACCACAGCTTCAGCAGCTCGATCATTTAAGTTTTGATGATAGTCATCCCGCTCTCCCAGCACCTCGTTTGGCGCTGCCATTAAAACCAGCTCATTATGTTTTTTTGCCCCTGAAGACGAATTATCATCCATTTCGTGATCTGCTCTTGCGCCTGTCGTATTATTGACGAATGACCACCCTTCAAACTGTTTTCTCTCAAGGTTCGATGGATCATCAACACACCACCGATACCCCATTTTGGGGTCTTTCTCGAAAGTTTCCAGTCTACGGGCGGGACGCCACCTTGCTCTGCTATTCTTCGGTCTTTCATTCTGCTCTGTCATTCTACATTCCTAAATTCTGTTTTGCCTGAAGGTAAGTGACTTCTGCATCTCCACTTTTCTTTTCCGGATACATGGCCCGTGCAATGGCCCTTTCATCGGAGGTAAGACCGGGTTTTGACTTCCCGGTGCGTCTACCGCCCTCCCCTGTAGGGAGGACACCTGGAGATGTTCTTTGAGGTTTTATTCCCTCGTTACCCATCAAGCGGTCAATCTCAGAAAGTTGCTCTTCCAAAGTGAATAAATTAGGGTCCTGCATAACAGCATACCCTACTGAAGCCGCCTTTTGATGCAACGGGTGTCCGGGATCAGCCCAGGGGCGTCTTAACGGACCCCCTTCTTCCCTTTCACCTGCCCAGCGTTCCATAGTCGCCTCATCTTCCGGGGACAAGCCGCCGGATTGAGGTTGAGGCACTTCTATTGGCTGGGGTTGGTATCGTTGAGATTGTTCGATAGCACGCAATTTATTGTCAATATCTATGACCTTCGCGCTATCACCCTCGTCGAGGGCTTCTATTTTTTGGGAGTTTAAATGCGCTATCGCATTTTGTCCCTTGCTGTTTATATCAGACTTTTCAAGGTTTGTCAAACGATCCACAAGTTTTCTCTGCACTTCAGCAGAAGTTTGCAGGGCACGTTCATTTTCCTTCATGTTCCGGTATATCCGGTCGAACCGTGTTTTTACCTTGGGATCAAGCTGATCGAAGTCTATGAAGTCCGTTCCGTCTGGACTTTCTTCCGCTGGTTGAGGTTCC